CACCGTCCAGGTTGGCACCGTCCAGGTTGGCACCGTCCAGGTTGGCACCGTCCAGGTTGGCACCGTCCAGGTTGGCACCGTCCAGGTTGGCACCGTACAGGTTGGCACGGACCAGGTTGGCACCGTCCAGGTTGGCACGGGCAGAGACCGCAGCCTCTAAGGTCAGCTTCATCGAGTTATCCTCAGCTTCGTGTGAGAACAAAACGCTGCCGCTGAACCGGCATTTGATTTCAATCTTCATGGTAACCTCAGCAAGTTTGGTTGCGATCGTTGTTGACCGTGATTAGATTCTAGAGTGAAATCTCTGCGGTGTAAACAGGTAATTTCAAATTTATTTTGCGTCCATGTCCACCTTGTCGCGGAAGCCAAGGAACACTGGGAAGCGCGGCTTGTCCTTCACACCAGTTGGCTGGCTCTTGTACTTCACAACCTTGCCAAGCAGACCATCACCTTGTGCCCAAAGCAACTGTCGCTGAGACTCAGTGAACCCAGTGCCGATGTCGAACTCCACGCCAGTCTTCAGGTCCTTGACCATGAGAGCACCCAGCGTCTGCTTGCCGACCTTACCAGCCTTGTGACTTGATCGTTCAAGTTGGCCCAGCTCGTTGCGCTTGGCCTCATTGGCGTTGTGCTGGGCTTCTGAGTAGCCAATGACCTTGGCTTCGGCGTCAACAAAGCACTTCACCTTCAGTAGCCACGCCTCCTTGGCAGTCGAGCGACCATGCTTGTATGGACCATCAGGATGGCGCAGCATCACGCCTTCGTAGCCGGCAGCCAGGTAGCTTTCTTCCCAGGTCAGGATGGCGGCTTCACGGTTCACCTTGTCATGCGGCACCTGCACGAAATGGGTATGACGCCGGGTCCGCTTGAAGGCCATGTCCAAGCGCTTGGCAAATCCAGCTTCGTGACTGAAGTCGTCGAACACGTAGAACTTCACCTTGGGCTGGCCCTCGATGCTCATGACGCCGGATGAGGTCACTTGGAACACTTCCTTGGCAATGGGCGAATCGACGATCAGCTCCCCATCGAGGCCATTGAACTCGTGGTGGCCGAACAGCAGCTGCACGTACTTGTTGGGAATCGGCTTCAGGCTGCGGCCAACGGCCACGCCATCAATGATCAAGCAACGAATGCCGTCCAGCTTGGGGCTGAGCAGCATTGGGAACGGGATGACCGGTCCAGCAGGCGAGGCGAGCATGGGTTTCATAGTGGCACCTCAACGATGTCAACTTGCGTGGTGACTTTATCCTTGAACACTGCCAGACACGGCGGTGCTCGGAACCCCATCACTCGGGCCAGAATGACTGGCAGCTGCTTCGGTACCAGATACGCCACCAGCTGACTGGTCGATTGATTCTTGGGCATGGCTAAATTCCTTCTTCACGTAGTATTTCAAACTGACCCGCATCGCTGCTTCACGCAAGCGACTTGGGCTGCAAAGTTTCATGGCCTCGAAGCCGAGCGCCAACAGCGTCTCAAGTTCAGACCGTTCATCGTCGCCCCAGCCGATCAGCTCAGCAATGCATTCCTGCAGTCGCTTGTCTTTCAGCTTCTCAGCTGCTTGGGCGACATACTCAAGGTCCTCGCGGCTTAGGTTGCCACGACCACGCATGACAGCAGTCGAGCGGTTTGTGTAGTAGGTCAACAAGGCGTTGAAGTACTCATGGCTGCCGACTTGCACGGTCTTGGGCTTCTTAGCCATGACCAGAACCTCCACATGCTTGGCATGGCATATCGATCGATGACCAACCGCTGTTGACCTTGACCTTGCCGCTGCCATTGCATGGAACACATGGCTTGGGCTCGCTGGCTTCAGCAAACGCCTGCTTGTAGGCCTTGCGGATCGTGTTGAACTCCACGGAGTTGCCTCCGCGGTCTGGGTGATGAATCATGCAGAGTTCCCGCCACTTCGCCTTGACCTCGTCAGGCGTCACGGTATCAGGAAGGCCCAGAGTCGCGAAAGCTTTGCTCATTTGATCAAGTCCCAACCGACCATGAAGAAGACCCAGAGGAGCTTCAGGATGAAGCCCAGGACTGGCAGCAGGATGAACCCAGCGATCAGACCAAAGCCCCAGCCCAGAATCTCCTTGACCCAGTCGACCCAGGTGTAGAGGTAACGACTACGCTTCATTGAGCACCTCATCGAGCTTGGTAGCGTACCAGATGGCCTTCTTGTTGTCCTGCACCGAACTGTCCTTCTTGCCCAGGCGCCACTGGTACTTGATGACTTGGCCGCGCAGGAAGCCAATGAACTGCTCTTTGCCCAGGGCGGCACGGATGGCATCGATGCACTCGACCCCGTTGTCGGTCTCGGTGTAGTGAGATGGGTGGTTTACCATGTCCTTGGCAGGAGCCGGCTTAGTGATCTTGCGTTGCATCGAGAATCTCCTTGATTGAGGGCATGACATGGAGCAGAGCCAGTTTGCACATGACGGCAATCTCGCGGTGCTCCTTCTGGGTACCGTTGCCGGCACGGAGTTGGATGTAGTGAATCCAGCTGCGAACTGAGCCGGATATGTAAAGACGACTTGGAGTCAGGCCCTCAGGCAGGACCGAGCGAGCAACCTCCTTGGCGATGCCCATGCGCAGAGCGGCCGCGTAGACCTCACTGGTCTTCTTGGCCACTTCGTTCTGTTGGTACTCCCACCATTTGCGCATGTCGTCGTCCTCGATGGCCAAGCTGTTCTGGCGATTCGTGGTGTCTTGCATGCGAGCCTCACGGATCACTGCATCTTCGACCACGGCGGCGTAACGCTGGCTGAACTCTTGGAAGCTGAAGGACCGATGGCGGAGAATCTGACGGGCGATGTCGCGGGTCGTCTGGATCTCGATGACTGCATGCGCCATCTCGAAGGGAGACCAGTGGTGGTTGCGCACGAGGTAATTGAGCAGACGAGGAGCCGTTTCATGGTTGGCCTGATTGGCAGGGTTCGAGACCCGTGCACAGTAGGCCACCAGCTCCTCGCCCGTCTGAACACCTTCCAACTCAATCGGCTGGGTGAACGCGATCAGACGGACTTGGCTCATTCTTCTGCGTCCTTTGCGTCGGTCTCGGCGCACAAGGTGTTGATGAACTCGAGTAACTCAGCCTTGGCGACTGGGATGTCGGTCTGCTCAATCTCGACGTCCTTCTTCTTGCAGTCGAGCTGCTCAACCAACGCGTCGCGGGTGGCGCGAGCATCGGCATTCGTGGCGGCGTAACGCTTGGCACCAGGGCCAGTGACGAGGTAGCAACGCATGTGAAACTCCTTACTTACATTCAGATGAAAAAGAAAGGAGACCGAAGTCTCCTATCCGATTGGACAGCTGGCTTACGCAGCTTCCTTGATGCCGTCCACGATGGACTTCAGCACGGCCTTGGTTGCCTTGGCAGCGACCTTGTCTTCGGGCAGCTCGGCTTCCTTGACCACAGCCAGGACGCGCTTGGTCTCGGCCTTCACAGCGGCAGCGACTTGCTTCTCGATAGCAGCTTGCACACCTTCGTCGGCCAGTGCGGCCTTGATCTCTTTTGCATTCATGATTCACTCCTTCAAGTGGTTGATAACGCGTTGGGAGAATTCCCTCAGCAGTTGCGATTCTAATCTACGCCGCCATGGCTGTAAACATGTGGTTTCAATATTTTGCGGCTTTTGCGCCAGTTTGTTTCTTCGACCAGTCTTCCAAGTGCTTCACAGCAGCTTGCGGAGCGGCTTCGGTCATCCAAAACTCGATGTTCCGCAACGCGTACAAGCGACCTTGCCCACCGTCGGCCAAGCGGATCGGCTTGCCACCACAAATCTGACGGACTCCGGCCCTGGCCAGCTCGCGACCTAGTCCGTTGGCTGTTGTGCCAGTCTTGCCTGACGGATCGTAGAACTGCAGCAGCTCCTTCGACGTGAACAAGTCCTTGTCAACCACAATCTCGCCAACCTTGAGGACGTGGTTCGGCGTGGCCAAGAGCTGACGCACCCAACCGGCCAAGTCACTCTGCACGTTGGCGATCATGCGCTCCTTGGCAGCAGTCTTGAAGGCGGGAGCAGCCGGGTTGAAGTCGCCGGTGTCGCGCTGAAGCAGGTAGTGGAAGACGGCCTTGCTCCCGCCAGTGTCCAGCCACAGGTCATAGTTCATGTAGAACTCTTCCTCCATGGGACCGACCTGCACCTCATGGATGAAGAAGCGGCGGTCGTCGTCCTCAAGGAAGAACGAGTCAGGATGGTTGGCCGTGAAAAAGTAGTTAATGCAGTCAGGCACGACGTAGGTCGGCACGTACTTGCCGTTGACTCGGAGCTCACGCTGCGTGATGAGCTTCTTCAAGAAGTCGGCATCAGCCCGCTTGTTGGACCCAGTCACGTCGTCACCCATGACGAACTGCTTGCCCTCAGCCCACTCGTTGAAGCTGTTGTGCAAGTCCATCTGACTGATCTCAGTGAAGTTCTGTCCGTAGATCCTGCCCAGCGTGTAGCCGATCAGTGACTTACCGGTGCCGTGACGGATACCGTGCAGGACCGCTGAGCTGAACAGCTTCGTGCCCGGATGCTGCAGCGGGTAGGCACACCAGTTGAGAAACCAGTTCATGGCTTCAGGCTCTGACCCCTTGAAGATGTGAGAGACCAGTTCCAAGAACGGCGTGACGTCGTCCTCAACCGGCTCGACACCCCAGCCCGGCCAGATGTTGAACATGGGGCGCGGCTCAGCGATGAAGCGGCCATCGCCTGGCTTGTACGTAATCTTCGTGACCTCAGTCCGCAACGGCCACTTGAGCCAGGCTGCAGCAGCTGAGACCGCTTTGAAGGAGACGGTGCCGTCTTGCTTGAGGCTGCGCTCGTGGTAGTTCAGGGGAGCCTGCAGGTGCTCCTTGAAGGCAGATGGACTGGCCTTGAACCGAGTGTCTTGGTCGACGATGAGACCAGGGTCTTGGACGTAGACGTACTTCTCATTGAGTCCCCAAAGCGGAGCGGTCAGGCCCAACGGCTCGGCTTCTGTGAGGAGACCACGAAACATCGAGACGGCTGATGGCCCGGCATGTACGAGGAAGTCGTCAAGCCCCACCTTCTCAAGACCAGGCAGCTGAGGCAGCGAGACCAGATGCACGAAGCAGCCGCGGCGATGCAGCTCCTCACCAAGCTCACGAAGGGCCGCGCACACCATGGGGTTGGTCTTGTAGTCGCTGTCAAAGCAGATGTAGACGTTGCGCTTGGCCCACTTGACGAGGTCGAGGCTGGGAAGCCAATCGAGTCCCAGCTTGTGGCTGCGCCAGTTGTACACGCCACCCAGCCCGATGGTGGGGAAGCCCTCCTTGCAGGCCTTGGCGGCTTTGAGCTCGCCTTCAGTCAGGATCAGTGGCTGGTCGGTGTCGTGAAGCAAACCTTCCCAGTCCTGATTGGCCGGGTAGTAGGCGACCGGTGCCGTGTTGGGTTCCTGCACGTAGCGCACAGGCTTCTTGTCGGTCAGGCTGGAGAAGTCCGATGGCGTCTCAAGGTACCTGATGCGGTAGAACGGTTTGGATCCTGGCCAGTCGCCGATCGGCTGACCGTCAGGCCCAATGTAATCGATGCGCAAACTACAAAGCTGCTTGAATGCTTGGTGCTGAGCCGCAGTCTGCTGCTGGCCCAAGCAGTGCATACTAAGCAGCTTGGCATCTTCGAGCGTGAGCCCACTTGACTTGAGTTTGGTTTCCCCTAAGGAAAGAGCTTTGTGGTCGGCTGCAGGAGCAGTCTTCTTTTTTGTCGTTGCCATCTTGTTTCGGTCCTCAATTCGTCGATCATAGCCGCCTCAGCATCGGCCAACCATGCGCTCAGCCGCATGAAAAAGGTGGCCACCCCGACCATGAACCTTGCTGAGGGGATCGACGGGACCAAGGCTGATGACAACCGAAGGAGACGTCACAACCGGGGCGGCCGAGATAGATTCTAGTTCGATTGTCGGCTGACGTAAACGGTTGGTTATTTACAGTTTACGAACTGAGATGCTGTCATCATCTACTCTGAAGTGGGCTACACCTCGCCCAATTGACATGGCCATTTGCAACTGCTTTGGAGACCTTCGAATCAATTGTGATGCTTCCTCATAACTCATATTTTGTGAGCCTTGACCACGAATCTCTACGGACAATTGTGGTTCCACTCGGCGTTCTGCCCAATGTTTACCACGGCGATCGGAGAACAAGTCTGTGTCGTCGTTCAAGATGTCTTGCAGCAGCCTGATGTGTGGTTCGCATCTCCGTCGCGTAGCGAGTGGTAATTCCAAAACAAGTTCGTAGAGGGCGTGCTGGTATTTATCGCGTTTAGCAGTCATACTTATCTCCAGTTAAGTTGCTGCAATCTTAACTTAGATTATGGCCGTTGTAAACCGCTACAGAACTACTCGCTACTGGGCCCTCCGCTCCTTTATAAATATTCCCTTACTTTTTAATCTTATTATTATTTTACTTCCTTCCTTTTTTAAGAAAGAAAGGGAAGAGGACTATATTTTCTGTAGATACTGAAAAACTCCTTACAGATCAACAACTTAGGTTGCTACACAACTCGCTACACAGGCCGCTCCATCAGAGTGAGTGTTCGCCCATTTAGAGGGTGTACGAGGTTTCCCACATGTGTTAGAGCGGTTTACACCTCCAGTGAAACGGTTTACGATCCACCTCCATTGTGGTAAACAACCAGAAAACCTTTGCGGAGATTAGATTATGGCAGTTGGTGGACCAAGACCAGGCAGTGGACGGCCGAAAGGCTCGGTGACGAAAGTCACTGCCAAGGCCCGCGAAGCCGCCATGGAGACCGGATTGCTTCCACATGAGTGGTTGCTGAAAGTCAGCCGTGGTGAAGGCATCGTGCACAAGCGCTGGGTCGTCAAGTACGACACCAAGGGCAATGAGAAGAGCAAAGAGCTTGTGGAAGAAGAGGTCTATGCAGACTTCCCCACCCGCATCGATGCTGCAAAGGCAGCTGCTCCGTTCTACGCGCCGCGCCTTGCCGTACAAACCGTCTCCGTCAGCGGCAACTCAGATGCTGTGTCCGAGACCCTCAAGTCGATCGCGGAGAAGCTTCCAGTATGATCGAACTCGCCCATCAGAAGGACATGGAGCGCTGGTACCCGCTGACTGAGCACTCCGTTCAAACCGCCTTGGTCAATGACAAGGTGCGGTTCAAGGTGGTTCCTGCTGGTCGGCGCTCAGGTAAGACTGAAAGAGCCAAGCGCTTCGTGGTGCGTGAGGCCATGAGGGAACCAGGACCCTACTTCGTCGCTGCACCAACTCGGGACCAGGTCAAGCGGATCTACTGGCAAGACCTTAAGCGCCTCTGCTTCACCTCAGTCCTTGGTGACCGCTCAGTCAGTGAGTCTGAGCTTCAGATCCGCCTGCCCAACGGCAGCACAATCAGCCTCATCGGCCTTGATCAACCTCAGCGCATGGAGGGTGTGCTTTGGATTGGCGGCGTCATCGATGAGATTGCCGACGTGCGCGAAGGTGCTTGGCAGGAGAACATCAGCCCGGCACTCGACACGTTCAACCCGCTGAAGCCTGACTACCGCCCATGGTGCTGGCTGATTGGGGTTCCTGACGGCTTGAACCACTACTTCGAGATGGCTGAGTACGCTCGGACTGGTGGCGACCCTGATTGGAAACTGTACACGTGGAAGTCGGCTGACATCCTGCCCAAGGACGTGATCGATGCCGCCAAGCGCCGCATGTCGCCTCGTCAGTACCGCCAGGAGTACGAGGCCAGCTTCGAGACCGCATCAGGCCGCGTGTACGAGGACTACAGCCCAGACAACTACACGAACGAGGTCATCAAGCCCAATGAGCAGCTGATGTGGCACCATGACTTCAACTTCACGCCCATGAGCTCAGGCGTTGGTGTGCGTCGTGGCAATGACTTCTTCATCCTTGATGAGATTGTCCTCCAGTCAGCTGTGGCCAGGCAGTCGGCCCTTGAGTTCGTGGAGAAGTTCAAGAACCACCAGAACCGCAGCGTCATCATCTACGGCGACCCAGCAGGTCGGGCCGGTGAGAAGCATGGACACGCCTCTGACTACACCGAGATGGAACAGGTGCTGCGCTCCAACAACTGGACCGTGACACGCAAGGTGAAGAACGCGGCACCGGCCATCAAGGATCGGCAGAACGCTGTGCGCGCCAAGATCAAGAATGCCAAGGGCGAGGTCAGTCTGTTCGTGAACATCGAGAAGGCCAAGTACGTTCACAAGGGCTTTGCCACCGTGCAGATCAAGAAGGGCAGCACCTTCCTCGAGGAAGACAGCGAGTACCAACACATCACAACGGCTGTCGGCTATTGTGTCGACTACGAATGGCCGATCAACTTCAAGAAGGACGTCAAGGTCGAGCCGATCGCGTCCACCCATCACTTCAACCGATAAGGAACCACCATGGCCCGACCAACCAAAGAGCAACGACTTGCTGCCATCCACCAGGAGGCGCTCGCTGAGTTTGACAACATCCAATCTGCCATGCGCGATGAGCGACTGCAGTGCCTCCAAGACCGCCGCTTCTACTCGATCGCAGGTGCCCAGTGGGAAGGTCCATTGGGTGAGCAGTTCGAGAACAAGCCCAAGTTCGAGGTCAACAAGATCCACTTGGCCGTCATCCGCATCATCAACGAGTACCGCAACAACCGCATCACCGTCGACTTCGTGAGCAAGGAAGGCAAGGAGTACGACAAGTTGGCTGATACCTGCGACGGTCTGTACCGTGCCGACGAGCAGGACAGCGGTGCTGAGGAAGCCTATGACAACGCCTTTGAGGAAGGTGTGGCTGGCGGCTTTGGAGCCTGGCGTCTGCGCACTGTGTACGAGAATGAAGAGGACGAGGAAGACGAGAAGCAGCGGATCCGCATTGAGCCGATCTTCGATGCCGACTCGTCTGTGTTCTTCGACCTGAACGCCAAGCGCCAAGACAAGGCCGATGCCAAGCGCTGCTTCGTCATCACGTCCATGACGCGCCAAGCCTACAAGGACGAGTGGGGCGATGACCCTGCTTCGTGGCCGAAGGAAGTCCACCAGTACGAGTTCGACTGGCTGACGCCTGACGTCGTCTTCGTGGCTGAGTACTACCGCGTCGAGGAAACTCGCGAGACCGTTTACGTCTGGGAGACCATTGACGGCGAGGAAGAACGCTACAAGGACGCCGACTTCGAGGCGGATGAGACCTTGGAAGAGCGCCTGCTTGCAGTGGGCAGCAAGGAAGTCCGCCAGAAGAACATCAAGCGTCGCCGTGTCCGCAAGTACATCCTGTCCGGTGGCAAGGTCCTCGAGGACTGTGGCTACATCGCCGGCAAGTGCATCCCCATCGTGCCCATGTACGGCAAGCGCTGGTTCGTCGACAACGTGGAACGCTGCATGGGTCATGTCCGCTTGGCCAAGGATGCTCAGCGCCTGAAGAACATGCAGCTGTCGAAGCTCGGCGAAATCAGTGCCCTGTCCTCGGTTGAGAAGCCGATCCTGACTCCTGAGCAGGTCGCTGGCCATCAGATGATGTGGGCTGACGACAACATCAAGAACTTCCCCTACCTACTGGTGAACCCCATCACCGACGCCAACGGCAACCAAGCCATCTCAGGCCCGATCGGCTACACCAAGCCGCCTCAGATCCCCCAGGCCTTGGCTGCTTTGCTGCAGATCACTGAACAGGACATGCAAGACCTGCTTGGCAACCAGCAGGCCGGCGAGGAACTTCAACCCAATGTCAGCGGCAAGGCGGTTGAGCTGATCCAGAACAAACTTGACATGCAGACCTTCATCTACATGAGCAACATGGCTAAGGCCGTCAAGCGCTCGGGCGAAATCTGGTTGAGCATGGCCAAGGACGTACTAGTCGAAGAAGGCCGTAAGATGAAGTCCATCGGTCCACAGAACGAGATGCAATCTGTCGAGTTGGCCAAGCCTGTAGTCAATGACAAAGGCGAGATTGAGACTGAGAACGACCTGTCTGAAGCCGAGTTCGACGTCAATGTGGACGTTGGCCCGTCGTCTTCAAGCAAGCGTGCTGCTACGGTCCGTGCCCTGACCGGCATGGCCTCTTTGACCGACGATGCTGAGACCAAGCAGGTCCTGGGCGCCATGGCCATGATGAACATGGAAGGCGAAGGCATCACTGAGGTGCGTGACTACTTCCGCAAGAAGCTGCTCCGCATGGGAGTTGTCAAGCCCACAGAGGAAGAACAGCAGACCATGGCTGAAGAACAGGCCAACCAACAGCCTGATCCGAATACTCAGTACCTGCAGGCAGCAGCCGATGAAGCGACGGCCAACGCCACTCAGGCTCGTGCCAAGACCATCCTCACGGTGGCGCAGGCTGATGAAACTAAGGCCAAGACCATGAAGACTTTGGCTGAAGTAGACTCGTCAGAACAGCGCCAGGCCATGGAGGTCATTGAAAAGTTCGGTGGTTTGGGCCAAGTCCAACCACAGGGGGCCGAAACTGTATCACAGAACGGCATTCCACTGTAAGATCCTTTATCATGCGGTTTCCACCCAGCCGCTTTAATGGGTGAGTTTTGAATGGGGTCATTGAAATGAGCAAAAAGGCAGACGGTCAAACAGCGGCAGACGATGAAGTGGTAACCTTGGAAGACGAAACCACGGTTGTGGACGGTGAAGGCGAAGACGGTAGCACCGACGAAACCCAGTCCGATGACAACGAAGGCGAAGGAACCCAGGAAACTGACACTGAGTCCGATGACGTTGTGGTAACCATTGGTGAGGAAACGCCGCCCACCGAGGAAGAGACCCAAGCGCCTGAATGGGTGCGTGAACTGCGCAAGACCAACCGCGAGGACAAGCGTCGCATCCGTGAACTGGAAGAGAAGCTGAACGCCACAAAGGCTGCTGAGACTAAGCCGGCAACCCTGGGCAAGAAGCCTACTCTCGAAGACCACGACTACGACACTGAGAAGTTCGAGCAAGCACTGACAGCTTGGTACGACCGGAAACGGGAAGCCGACCAAGCTGCAGCCCAAGCCGAAGCCGCTCAGAAGGAGCAGCAGAAAGCTTGGCAGGCCAAACTGGACGCCTACGGCAAAGCGAAAGCTGAGCTGAAGGTCAAGGACTTCGATGACGCCGAGGCAGTAGCTCAGGACGTCTTCAATGTCACCCAGCAAGGCATCATGCTGCAAGGAGCTGAGAACCCCGCATTGGTCATCTACGCGCTGGGCAAGAACCCGAAGAAGGCCAAGGAAATCTCGACCATCACCGACCCCGTGAAATTTGCTTTCGCGGTGGCTAAACTGGAGACTCAATTGAAAGTTACACAACGCAAAGCAGCCACAGCACCGGAACGCACCGTCCAGGGAACTGGCAACAAGTCTGGGACTGTGGACTCAACCCTCGAGCGGCTGCGCACTGAGGCGGCAAAGTCTGGCGACTTCACCAAAGTCATCCAGTACAAGAAGTCGAAGCAAGCAGCCAAGTAAACCACATTGAAATAGGAGCCAATCATGGCAAATGCATTTTCCAAAGAAGAGCGCGTCGCGTTTGAAGACATCCTCGAAGGCTTCAACGACGCCTTGGTCCTGAGCCGCAACGTCGCGACCTACAACACCAGCAGCACCGAGATGGAGCGCTCGCAAGACACCATCTGGCGTCCCCAACCGTACATCGCCAACTCGATCGACGGCGCGCCTGGTACTGACATCTCCGCGCTGTACAAGGACATGGTCCAGCTGTCTGTGCCCGCCACCCTTGGCTTCAGCAAGACTGTGCCTTGGACTCTGAACGCCAAGGAGCTGCGCGACGCTCTGCAAGAAGGTCGTCTCGGCGATGCCGCCAAGCAGAAGCTGGCGAGCGACATCAACGTGGCACTCATGAACGTGGCATCCGCCCAGGGCACCCTGTTCGTGAAGCGCACGGCTGCCGCTACCGGCTTCGATGACGTGGCCCAAGCTGAAGCCGTGTTCAACGAAATCGGCGTGCCCTCGTACGATCGCTACCTCGCCCTGAGCACGCGTGACTACAACGGCATGGCAGGCAACCTGGCTGGTCGTCAGAATGTGACTGACCTGCCCAAAGAAGCTTACCGCCGCGCCTACGTCGGCATGATCGCCTCGTTCGACACGTACAAGCTGGACTACGCCAACCGCAAGGTGGCCGCTGCCGGCGGCGCAGGTCTGACGATCAGCACCCTGGACGCTGCTGTCAACTACTACATCCCCAAGTCCACGAGCACCTCCGTGGGCGGCAAGATCAACGTTGACAACCGCTACCAGACCGTGACTGTCTCCAGCACCACCAACGTGGCTGCCGGTGATGCCTTCACGATCGCTGGTGTGAACAGCGTGCATGCCATCACCAAGGGCGACACTGGCCAGCTGAAGACCTTCCGTGTCATCAGCATCACCAACGGCACCACGATGGTCATCAGCCCGCCGATCATCAGCAACCAGGTGGCCGACGACGCTTCGGCACAGTACCAGAACTGCGTGGTGAACACCAAGTCTGCGACCTCGGCCATCGTGTTCTTGAACACCGTCGCCGCCTACCAGAACCCCTTCTGGCAAAAGGACGCGCTGGAAATCCTGCCCGGCCGTTACGCCGTCCCGTCCGATGCTGGTACCGCAGTGATGCGCGCCTCCACCGATCAGGGCATCGAGCTGGTCATGCAGAAGTTCTACGACATCAACACGATGAAGACCAAGTACCGCTTGGACACTCTCTTCGGTGTCGTGTGCAAGCAGCCTGAAATGGCCGGCATCATGATGTTCAGCCAAACCTAAGCTGATTGAGGGAAGGGGCTTCGGCCCCTTTCTTCAACCTGTTGATCAACCCATCTGAGGACACCGAAATGACTGAAAAAGTTCAAGCTGCTGACGACCAGTTCCCCACGCTCGTCTACAAGGGCCATGGCCCGCACTCCCGCGCCGGTGGCACGTACGACTTTGCCCCAGCCAATGACCAAGAAGACCTTGACGCCAAGCTGGCCGACGGTTGGTTCACCACGCTGCCTGAAGCCATCGATGCCCAGGACAAGCCTGCGGTGAAGTCTGATGACACGGCTCCGCCGACCCGTAAGGAGCTCGAGACCAAGGCCAAGGAGCTGGGCATCAAGTTCACAAATAAGACGGCCGACGCTGAACTCAGCGCCGCGATCACGGCAGCAATCGCTAAGGAGTAAACCATGGGCTGGACTAAGCGCCAATTCGTCACACAGGCCTTCGAAGAAGTCGGGTTGGCGGCTTACGTCTTCGACCTGACTCCTGAGCAGCTGCAAAGCGCCTTGAACCGGCTGGACTCCATGATGGCATCTTGGAATGCTAAGGGGATCCGGCTTGGTTACCCAATCCCATCGAGCCCTCAGAACAGTGACCTCGATGAAGCAACCAACGTGCCTGATTCTGCCAATGAGGCCATCTACTTGAACCTCGGGATCCGCATCGCCCCTGGGTTTGGCAAAGCTGTTGCAGTTGAGACCAAGGCCTCGGCCAAGATGTCCTACGACACGTTGTTGGCACTGGCGGCAATGCCTCCTGAGCAGCAACTACCTGGAATGATGCCTGCTGGTTCTGGCCACAAGCCTTGGCGCATCGACAACCCATTCCTTCGCCACCCGGTTGATCCGCTGCTTGCAGGCGAAGACAGCCAAATCGAGTTCAACTAGGAGAACCAACAATGCCACAAATCAATCAACTCACGGCCACCGATCAAGTCCAGCCAGGCGATCAGGTTCCCATCTACTCGTCATCGAACGGCGATGCCCGCAAGTCTTCGCTCTCGCTGTTGAAGTCCTTCTTCCAAGAAGGCATCACCGCGGCTGACGACAAAATCACTCAGTACGCCGCACCGTCAGCAACTGGTTTTAGCGTCCAGATCAACAATGACTCCGACAGCGTGTGGTTGGTGCTCACACCAACTGGCGGCTTTGCAGCCGGTACGTTGATCCTTCCTGCCGTGGCCAACTGCGTCGATCGGCAGGAGATTCTGGTGAATTGCACGCAAGCCGTGACGACGTTGACGATCAACGCAAACGGGGCAACGGTCACTGGTGCACCAACTGCCTTGGCGGCCAACGCGTTCTTCCGCCTGCGCTTCGATGGCGTGACAGACACTTGGTATCGGGTGGGCTAAGCCATGCAGATCCCAGTCCTCAACGGCATTTACACTGACGGCGTCGCAGACTTCCGCACGTCGTACCCAGTGAACATGGTACCAGTGCCTAAGCAGCAGGGCATCTCAAATGGTTACCTCCGCCCGGCAGATGGTCTGGTCCAATTTGGCATTGGTCCTGGTGTTGACCGTGGTGGCATTAACTGGAACGGCTTTTGCTACCGCGTGATGGGTGGTGAACTGATCAAGATTCTCTCTGACGGGTCCCACGAATCAATCGGCTTTGTCGGCGGCTCTGGGCAGGTTACCTTCGACTATTCATTTGACTACCTTGGCATCGCCTCATCTGGCGAGTTGTACCTGTACGACGGGGTCCGCCTGCGTCGTCTCACTGGTGCTGCCCAGGGCCTAGACCAAACCATTGGCTACGTCGTCGACTTTGTCTGGGTCGATGGCTACTTCATGACGACCGACGGTGAGTTCCTCATTGTCACTGAGCTCAACAACCCGTTCGTCATCAATCCCTTGAAGTACGGAAGCTCTGAAGCCGATCCTGATCCTGTCAAAGCCCTCGTCAAGATCCGCAATGAAGTCTACGCACTGAACAGGTACACCATCGAAGTGTTTGACAACATTGGTGGCGACTTCTTTCCGTTCCAGCGAATTGATGGAGCCCAGGTTCAGAAGGGTTGCGTTGGCACACATGCATGCGCCATGTTCATGGAGGCGGCGGCGTTTGTTGGTGGCGGCAGGAATGAGGCTCCATCTGTCTACATCGGGTCAAACTCGCAAGCCATCAAGATTGCCACGCGCGAAGTAGACCAGATCTTGGCCACCTACACCGAGGCACAATTGTCGCAAATCGTCATGGAGGCACGTGTAGATAAGGGCCACCAGCACCTGTTCATCCATCTTGCAGATCAGACTCTCGTCTACGATGCGACGGCGTCTGCCGAACTTGAGGAACCTGTGTGGTTCCACTTAACAAGTTCACTTGATGGTTGGAGTCAATACCGCGCACGAAACCTTGTCTGGTGCTATGACAAATGGCTGTGCGGCGATACGCAGTCTACGACTCACGGCCACCTTGTCGAGAACATCTCATCTCACTATGGCGACCACGTGCGCTGGGAGTTTGGCACCATCGTCGTCTACAACGAAGGGCGCGGAGCCATCTTCCATGAGCTTGAGCTCGTGTGCCTGACTGGCCGTGTCGCATTTGGCGATGACCCGACAATCTCAACATCATACTCAGCAGATGGTGAGACATGGAGTCAAGAAAAGATGGCGAAAGTTGGGAAACTCGGTGATAGAAACAAGCGCATCATTTGGTTGCAGCAGGGCCATATGCGCAATTGGCGCATCCAACGTTTCCGTGGTACAAGCAAAGCACACATCTCAGTTGCGCGCTTAGAGGCACGCGTCGAACCTTTGGCGTATTGACTATGGCAGATCCTAAACCACTATCACGAGACCAACTGGCAAAGTTCCTGCCAGATCAAGAATCCATACGGCGATTCGAGAAGCTGTTCTCTATGGTCGGAGATATTCTTCCAGCTGACGTTGCCACATTGGCACGGCTGTCACAGGAGGCCTCCATTGATGCCAACAGCGCTTCTGCTAAAGCGCAACTTGTCATGGACCTGTTGGCATCAGTTGCCCAAGATAACCAAGTCAACCAGGCTGTGACTGACACCAAGGTCAACCAGGCTTTGGCTGAACTCAGCCGCATTGCCAGCGCACTTGAGGTCCTTGCCCAAGCTCCTGCGCCGCGCGAAGACCATGCAGTCACTGTTGACTATATTGACTTCCCTCTTGATGGACCTCACGTCACGCAGGAGCGCCGACTCCAGTGGAACTCAGACGACGGGACAATTGATGTTGGGTTGTTCAATGGAGTTACTCTCCAAGCAGGTCAGGAGATGCACTACTACGCCAAGAACACGTCTGGCGTGGCCATTGTCAATGGCCAGTCAGTCATGGCCACTGGGTCGGTCGGTGCTTCTGGCAAGTTGACAATTGCCAAGGCCGTCGCCGATGGTTCTGTGCCGGCCCATTTCATGATTGGCATTGCTACTCAAGACATTGCGCCGAACCAATTTGGCTACGTGACCAGCTTCGGTTTGGTCAGAAACATCAACACCACCGGTGCGCCGTATGGAGAAGTCTGGTCTGACGGAGACCTGATCTACTTCAGCCCAACCACTCCAGGTGGTTTGACCAATGTCCAACCTGAATCACCACAGTTGAAGACACCTCAGGCCATTGTAGTTGTGACAGGCACAGGAAACGGGTCTATCTTCGTCAGGATGTCCGTTGGTATGAAACTCGGGGACTCCGATGACGTCCATGCCGTATCTCCTGCAGCTGGTAACATCTTGATTTACGACGCTGTCCAGGATCGTTGGGAATCTGCCTTCATCACAGCTGGTACAAACGTCTCCATCACAAATGCGGACGGCTCCATTACAATTGATGTGGCTGGTGCTGCACCAACAGGCACGGCTGGTGGTGTGCTCAGTGGGTCGTACCCAAACCCTGGTTTTGCTGTTGACATGGCCACACAAGCTGAGTTGAACGCGCTGGCTGGCACGCTTGGCACAATGGCTGGTCAGAATGCCACTGCTGTTAACATCGATGGCGGGTCGATTGATGGAACACCTGTCGGCGCCTCGTCTCCAAATACTGGGGCATTCACGACATTGTCCGTCAATGGAAAACCATGCCGGGTGTCTAGCAAATCACTGTCTCTTGTTGATAACACTCTTACAACAGTCTTCACGTTCACCATTCCTCAGTTAACGGCGTTTAGCCACCATGTCAGCGTTGGGTTTGAGGCCAGCTATGTGATAACGACGTCACGACAGTCCTCTACTCGCAATTGGCAAGCGACTTACGGCAAGGTGCAAGGTGCCATTTCGCGCGGGTATCAAGATGCCGCTACCGCCGCCCCTGTTGCTGTTGTCACTAGTACTGAAAAAAGCCTGGCCTATGCGGCAAGTGGTGGAACAGCTCCAACCATTACTTGGGCTGTGTCCCAAGATGCTGGATCGGATAATGCCGCTAAAAACGTCTACTTGCAAGTGACGGTTGACAATACCTTCACGAGCACAATCATCACTAATATTGACATCGCCCTGCTTTACCACACGTTTATTGCTGGAGCAATCAGCGATATATCAGTCACATAAGGAGAACTACCATGACCGTCACCGTCAAAAACATTATCCCTCGTAAGCAGGCGGAAGCCTCTGACACAGCCCAATACACCGCCCAGAACTGCAAGACCATTATTGACAAGTTCACGGTAACAAACACAAGCGCTGTCAATGCCACGTTCAACTGCAACCTTGTTCCTGAAGCCGGTGCAGTCGGTGACTCCAATCTTGTGGTCAAAGCTCGGGCCATTGCGCCAAACGAGGCCTATACTTGTCCAGAGCTTGTTGGTCAGGTGCTGGAACCTGGTGGGTTCATCTCCACATTGGCCAGCGCTGCAACAGCCCTCACTATCAGTGCATCAGGACGAGAGATCACCTAATAGTTTACAAGGTGGTCGGATGCGTGTTAGTATCTGCCCACCTGTGGTACTAGATGCCACAGCAGCTGAGCCTAACGAGCAGCCAGCAGCTCATACCGCCCTGAAAAAGGAGAGTTTGAATGCTGGCTACGCCTCAATCTCACAGTATTGTGGATCCTGCTAAAATCGAGCAGGTTGAATCACACCTCTTGGACCTGCCTCAAGTCGAGTGCCCAGTTGTCCACCACTTCGGACCGGGTATCTACATCCGCGAAGTTACTCTGCCTGCCGGCACTCTTGCCATTGGCCACGCGCAGAGATTTGACCACCTGAATATCATGCTTACTGGCGCCGTTGCAATGGTTGGTGACGATGGTCAAACCAAGGTGCTACGAGCCCCCATGATCTTTGTGGGTAAGCCTGGTCGAAAACTTGGTTATGTGCTTGAGACCTGCATCTGGCAGAATGTCTACGCCACCGAGGAGCGTGACATCGACAAACTCGAATCAATGTTTCTCGACAAGAGTGCCACTTGGCAAGCCCATGCTGAAGCCGCCAAGCAACTTGAGACCTATCAACGCCGCGAAGATCGCGAAGACTTTGAACTAGTTGTTCGTCTTGCCGGTTTCACGCCAGAGGTTGTTCGTGCACAATCTGAAAACCCACATGATCAGATTGACATGCCAGAGGGGTTTGGCACCAAGTTAACTGTCAGGCCATCCACCATCGAAGGTCTGGGAGTCTTCCTCAGTTCGCCAGCAGAAGTTGGGGAGGTACTTGCCCCAGCTCGAGTCTTAGGTCACCGCACACCTGCTGGCAGGTACACCAACCACTCGAAGACCCCTAATGCCAAGTTTGTCAAAGATGATGACGACACTATTTGGCTTGTGGCAACTCAACGCATCGCCGGTTGCACTGGTGGAAGTCAAGGTGAGGAAGTCACAGTTGACTACCGCCAAGCTCTTGCCCTTTCAGGCATCAATTTAATCGAAGGAGAAACCAAATGAGTGGAATTGCAACGGCTGTCGTGGCCGGGTCTGTTATCACTGGAGTCATGTCAAGCAATGCCCAGTCGGATGCCGCTGAGTCTGCTGCAGGAGCCCAAACCGAAGCCAGTGCGGCATCTATTGCAGAACAGCGGCGCCAGTTTGACGCGGTGCAGAAACTTCTTGCGCCTTACGTCAACGCCGGTGAATCAGCAGTTGGTGGCCAACAAGATCTACTCGGACTTTCTGGCGGGAACGCCCAAGCAGCTGCCATCAAGGCGCTTGAAAAATCTCCGCAGTTCACCTCAATGATGCAGCAGGGCGAGAACGCCATCTTGCAGAACGCTTCAGCAACGGGCGGGCTGCGCGGCGGCAACGTCCAGGCGACACTGGCCCAGTTCCGCCCACAGCTCTTGAGCCAGCTGATCGAGTCTCAGTTCAGCAAACTCGGTCAGGTGTCTGGTCTCGGCCAGGCATCGGCCGCAGGCCAAGCCGCAGCAGCTCAGCAGACTGGCGCAAACATCGGCAACGCTCTGACGCAACAAGGTCAGGCGGCAGCAGGCGCGGCCCTAGCATCCGGTCAGGCCCAAGCTCAGATGTGGGGAAATATCGGTAGCAGCATCGGCAATGTCGCCACGCTCAAAGCTTTGAAGGTGTTTTAATCATGGCCCAACCATTCAACTACATGCTCAACGTCCCTGACCCGACTCAGTCGGTCATGGGTGGCGTTCAAAATGCACTCAACATCTCCAACATGATGTCCCAGCGGAATCTGGCGGAGCAAAAAGCTCTCGACCTCCAGAAGGCGCGTGAGACGCAGATCCAGATGGAGACTGATCTTGGTGCCCTGTCTCAAAACCCGACTCCGTCGGCCTTGGCCAGCATGATGGTCAAGTACCCCAGTCTGAGCGAGAACTTCAAACGCACTTATGACGTGCTCAGCACCGAGCAGAAGGACGCGCGCCTGGGCCAAGCCACCCAGGTCTACGCCGCGCTTCAATCAGGCAAGCCTGAGATTGCCCAGCAGCTGCTGACTGAGCAAGCCACGGCCTACCGCAACTCTGGCCAAGAGCGCGAAGCCAAGACGCTTGAGGACCTCGGTGTTCTGATCAAGACCAGCCCCGAGACGGCTAAGACCTCGACCGGTCTCTTCCTGGCGTCGGCCATGGGTCCTGACAAGTTCACTGAGACATTCACCAAGCTCCAAGGTGAGCAGCGTGATGCTGAGCTCCAGCCGTCGAAGCTGACTGAGTCTCAGGCCAAGGCCCAGAAGGCGGCAGTCGAGGCCAAGTTCGCCGAGTCTGGCGCCGTGCTCGACCTGCAGAAGAAAGGTTGGGACATCACGAAGATCCAAGAGGACATCAAGATCGCTAAGCAGAATGCTGGCATCGCCGCCCTCAACGCTCAGATTGCTCGTGAGGGCAACCAGATCAAGCGCGAAGAGAACCAACTCAAGCTTCAAGACCTGGTGCAGAAGCGCGACAGTGCTGTGCGCGAAAAGGCTGCCGATCTCGAGTCTGCCCGCACGAACATGGACAACATGCTCAACACGGCCGACCGCATCCTGAAGACTCCGATCGGCGTCATCGGTTCGGCAGCCGGTCCGGTGTCGTCGCGCATGCCCACTCTCAGCCAGGATACGGCCGACTTCGAGGCTTTGGTCGAGACACTCGGGTCTCAGTCATTCATGGCCCAGATTCCCAACATCAAGGGCATGGGCGCGCTGTCTAACGCCGAGGGCGAGAAGCTCCAAGCTGCTCTGCAGAACTTCAGCCTCAAGCAGTCCCCAGAGCGTCTGCTTGAGAACGTCAAGGAAGCCCAGCGTCTGGTCATGAAGGCGCGCAAGAACATGACTGCGCGTGCCGGTCTGCCTGAGACGATCCCCGACACGCCTGCCGTGAGCACGTCTGGCAGTGACATCGACGCGCTCGTGAAGAAGTACACACAAGGAGCCCGCTAATGGCAACACTCCAAGAACTTGAGCAAGCCTTGGTCAACGCCGACAAGGCGGGCGACCTCGATGCTGCTCGGCGCTTGGCATCTGTACTTGTGCAGGCTCGCCAAGATGTCAAGAACCAGATCCCAGACTCCACAGTGCCTGGGACGACGCCTGAGTACGTCGAGCCATCGCTTGGTGAGAAGATCGTCGGCACCGGTGAAGCTGCTTTGACGATCGGCACTGGAGCGATTGGTGGCACGGCTGGTCTGATCGGTGGCACACTGAAAGGCCTGGCTGAGCAGATCCTGTCTGGCCAGTTCGGCAGCCAGGAGGCGGCCAACCTGGTCCAGAAGTCTGCCATGCAGGGAGCCCAGGCGTTGACCTACGCGCCTCGCACGCAGTCGGGCCAAGAGCAAGTACAAGCCGTCGGCGAAGTGCTCCAGAACGTCCCTCCTGTCATCCCAGTTGTTGGTCCGATCGGAGCCGTGGCCGCCAGCACCAAGATGGCGGCACCAGTTGTTGCAGCTACAGCCGGTCGAGTGGCTGCACCAGTTGTAGCCGCAACTAAGCGAGCTGGCCAGGCCGTGGCCAAAGTAGCTGAGCCGATTCGTGAGATGATGCCCAGCTCAACGACCAAGAGGCCCACACCAGGCACTGGCGCATCTGGTGGTTCAGCTGGTGTGGACATGGCCACGTTGCGCCAAGCCAAAGCCGATGAGTTGCCTGTGCCCATCAAGCTGACCGAGGGCCAGAAG